ACCAAGACTAAATATAACCCCTGCTGTTTTCCAATCAGTCTTATATTCAACTTGCAGATCTAACTCCGGTGGAACATTGAATTTTACTTTCCCAATCTCAAGACAATCACTACTTGCCTTGACTCGACCAAAAATTTCGCCCTTCTTGATTTTTGTTATATCTATCTGTAAATTCACCGGTTGAGATACGACCGACAAATTGTATTCCGATTCTCCAGTTATGAGATTTGCTTTAGTCCATCCCCAAGCAAAGTGACATTTTGTTTCTTTTGTAAATTCCGCCAATGCAGTGGTGTCCGTTATTGTTGCCCTCGCTTTTTCGCGGAGGTAGAGGTCTTTGAATTTTACGGTAGCCTTGACCTGTGATTCAAGTATCCCTTTTAGTTCCTCATTTTCCTCTGCCTTCTTCACTATCGAAAGGCTGTCTTTTTCCCACTGATTTACCATCATTCTTCTGACTAATATATTTACCTGTTCAAGTTCGTAGACTTGCCTTCTATGTGTTGCCTTTATATTATGAATCCAACTCGCAATCCAGATGATTACAATTGCTGAGATTATCCACTTCAAATTTTTCTTGATCCAAGGGATACTTCTAATTAGATAAACTTTCCACATTAGACACCTCCATTAAAGGGTTCAAATCCCTTACTTCTTGTATAAACTAATTGCTTTCTACCTTCGGGTATTTTTATTGTTGCTCCTACCATTCCCAGGACACTTTTGGGATTAGAGATGTGAATAAAACTGTGAGTGCTTTCAGGATAGATAATTATCTGCCCATAAAGTTCTGGGTCGATATTTTGGATAGTCCATTTATAAAGCACTTCCATTGCTTGAGTGAAAAATCCAGGAATATACCAATCAATTGCTCCAACTCCGAGAGGCCAATAATGATTCATAAATGAATGGTCAGATGTTTGCGAGGGTGGGATAGGATTAAACCGTTCCATTGCCTTGTGTGTCTCCGCATTTCTTGCCCCTCCGCTGATAATCATCTTGCTATCCTTTCCCATATTATTTGCTTGATGTCTAATGGGTTCTAAAAGTTCGTGTGCCAATCTTATAGCCAGTCTTAACTGAACTCTGTGAAGGGGACTTTCTTCCGCAATGGTGACAACCTTGTATTGGTTAGAATAGAATATTTCAGAAGCCCGAAAATGCTCAGATAGGTCTATTGACTTCAAGTCTTTTAAGTCCATCATTTCTTTTCGAGTATTTTCTGGTCGATATTAATTTTACAATACCAGCCCGAGAATAAAATAAACGCAGGGGTCAAAGAAACCTTTATGAAACTCCACGCCTCTGGAGAGAGATTGAAGAAGAACCCTTTTAGAGTTCCTATAATCATTAATCCCCCCATTACTGCCAGCGGTAGAAATTTTCTGCTACCCCATTTATTTTTCATATTACCTCCTATCTTGCCTTTAATTCTGTTATATCGTCTTTAATATCCTTCACATTTTCATCTATTCGGATCAGTACATCTCTTTGTTCTCTTTGTTCAATTTCCATTATCTCAATGTCTTGCTCATTTCTATCAATCTGATCCCATTTTAACCCTATAGTTATTGTTGCTCCAATTGCAAAAGAACCTATTAATATCCATATCCACAAAGTTCTTCCATTAGTTATTACGTGCCCTTTGTTTTTCAATTTGCCTCCTTATGGTATCAATCCCATTCCAATACCGATAAAATCATAAATCAAATCCCATTTTGAAAACCCATCATTGAATCTCATATCATAGAGTTCTTTCCCGATTGAAACCGCTATCGTAATCCCCAGTATCCAGCCCAGAGGGGCGCCGAAAATCACCAAAAGTCGAGTCCCAATCATTGCAGTTCCAAAGTGTGCCAGTTTATCGTTTATGGGGATATTTCCCCCGAACCAATTATCTTTTGACCATTGCATTACTTCACCTCCCGCATCTGCATTTTTTTATTGCCCGATTTGTTCGCTGTTCAATATCAGGCTCTCTGTTCCTGTTATAAATCCACTCTCCTATAAAGAATCCCAGCGTAGAACCTAATCCCGTAGCCAGCCAATCATAGCCATCAGCATACCCACCTTGCCTAATGTCATAACCTTCTATCGCATATCCAGCAATAAAACCGATAAAAGTGGTTATCATTAATCTGTCCTTCCACCTTAAATTATCATTTCTTAACCATTCATTGGTTATTTCTCCCACTCCTGCACCGATTGCAATATGGGCAATTTTATCCTTACCCAGTGAGAATTTATCAAACTCAAAGTGAGTCGCTTGATATTCTCCCATAGTTGCAAGGGTGAGGAGTAGAAATATCATTATTGAGGTATCCCATATCTCAAATTGTAGGCTTTGTAGCAGAGGATAAGTCTACAAAGATGCACATTATTTGAAGTTTCAACAAGATTTATATATGGGAAATATCGTTTATTCGATTTATTTATTCTCTGGTCAAAAACAACAGTCGTATCCCAACAACCCGTGTTAGAACTCTTAATTATTGTATCAGTTGTTACAAAATCTGCTTGATTACAATTCCCACCCATAAGGTCAATATATCCTAAATATATAGTATCAGCATCACTGGCGTATATGTTCATTTGCCAATTTATAGAATCAATCCTCGCGGAATCACAGGTTACTTCATCTAAATCATAGAACCAAACTCCGCCATTAACAGCCATCTTGATATATAAAAAATCTGTTTCTGTTCCCCGTTTGGCATCTAAATTTAGAGTTACACCAAAACCATTACTTGCATCCATCTGTGCCACATATATCGAATCCACCTCATAGTTACATATCCATTGTTGCTCTGACCACTTCGCCCAACCAAATAATGAAAAGGTCTAAAAGATTAACAATATGATTAATAACTTTCTCATTAATACCTCCAGAGACCAATGCGCCAGTGAAATTTCTCGGCGCTTTTCGTGTAAACCACATACATTATTTTGAGGTATCTTGCAGCGGAAAGACAAAAGGAATATATCGATTCATCATCAGTTCCCAATTCATCATAGACAACCCAGGAGATTGAGTCTAAATCCGCAATGGTCATTGCCTCTTTGTAATATGCGTCAACCGAGTCCGTCCCGAATATAACCGAGGTCTGAAAATTGTAGTGCGCTATCTCAATTAATGGAACATACAAGGTGTCAATATCGGCTGAGGCGGTGATTGAGATTTCATTTGTATCTCCGAAGATGATATAATCGTAGTCCCTCGCCAGTTCGTGCCTTACTAAATCTGTGCTTCCAATCAATAAGATGGGGAATAAAATAACAAATACAAACAATACTTTTTTCATATTTCCTCCTTTAGGTTAAAACATTTATCTCGTATCCCTTATCGGGGAATGACTCTTTTTTGAAGTTTGAATTTCCTTTTAAGGTCATATCATTTGAATTTCCCGATAGGTCAGTTCCAAGTCCACTACTAAAATCAATCCAGATTTTTAAATTTGAAATGTAAGTTGAGGGGATTGCCTCAATTGCAATATTATTATATGCTGTTATGTCCTGGTCATAGGCTCTGCAAGTTTGAATATGTCCATCGAAACCCGTTACAGTCTCTCCAATTTTGAGTGAGTTAAGATTGTTTGCTGCCAATAAATCAGAACCCGAGGCTTTTTCAACTCCATCTACAATAATATATTTGTCATCGGTATTTATTCTTTTGCAAACAATGTGATACCATTCGTTTGGGAGAAAAGTTCCTGCAGGCGTTGCCATATGGTGACCTACTGCAGGGGGTCCCGTTATAAAGGCAAGTGTGCCTCCAGTTTCAGTATCAATTTGCCAATTCACTCCACTTGGAGGGTCAATATCAGTAAAATACATTATTCTTTTTGATCCATAAGGGTCTTGCCAACGAACCCAAAATTCAACAGATACATCCCCAATCAGATTGTCCGTTAAAGCCCCCGTAGTCCAATAATCATTATCACCTAAATAGAAACAACCCGAGCTTTCAGCGGGTATCGTGGATTCAAGGTTAATTGTTTCGAATGATAAAGTTCCCTTATAAGGTTGATTCGCCTTCCCGAATCTATCCAATTCAAACCCATTCACGCACCGTATCAAATATTCCTTCCAGAAATTGAAGTGTGGTCGCATATAAATATCCGAGCTACTATTCAGGATGTCCTTCATAACCTCCGTGGAGGGTCTATCGAGGAGGTCATATCCAACTGTAAAAATCCCCCTATGCCCTAAATTATGCTCATATAACTTCCCGTTCCACGATTCATTTAAGACTATCTGCTTAGGGAATTTTATACCGTGCTCGGACACAGGTTGATTCAAGACATACCGATTAGTTCCAATTCTGAAGAGTGGTCGAGCCGAACCCCACATTAATTTATCCATATTATATCTTCACCCCCACTAACTTGACTGTTCTATTCAACAGGTCGACTTCGGCTTCAATCAATCTATAATTATCGGTGAATACAAATTTCTTCCCCAACTCAGGAAGATAAGTGCTTGTGATTTCGTAGAACTTCCCTAAATCAAAATAGGCTATTACACCATCTTTCGTTCCATTAATTTTATCAACCCAATCCGTGTAATAATCAACTTGTGAAGGTGAAATCCACCCATATTTTCCTGTGATAATTGGAATTTCATCAACTCGGGGCCCCGAGCCATATTCCATACTTCTTCCCAATATTTTGATAGTGTATTTATCTGCGAATTTTGTGAATCCTTCGAGCTTATTCGAGAAAAGTTCACAACTGGTTAAAGTACCTATGCTATCAGGGGAAGTCTTATGTCTGAATAAACGGATACTCCCATCCCTCTGTTCGTAGAAAAAGCCTGTAGATACAAACCCATCAATGAATTGGTCTTTCCTATTGGCATACGCATAATATTGGTAAAGGTATAACCGCTTGTATGCGTAATTTTCCCTTTCCCTCCACTTTAATACGGTGGGATCTTCCCATGCGTCATCTCTCCAGCTGAGTGCAATGTCATTAAAGCTATCCCAAGATGTCCCGTAATGACAACCTACTGGATAGCTATCAAATTCCAAGTCCATAAAGTCGTGAGTCTCCCGGATATAATTGTTTCTCACTCCATTCGTATATAAAACGCCAGAAGGAAGTGATGGCAAAAAGTAATAATGCTCCCGACTTGTGTCTTCAGTATACATATAATTGATTGATTCCCTCCAGGCTACGATAGGTTCCGGAGGCGTAAATTGTTCGTGTTTGTCCTCTGCTACTTCCGAACAAGTATCATATCCATCGTAATGGTCTAAATCCAATACCGCTAAATCAACTCTATAAAATTCTCTATGCCTAACATAGGTTACAGTATTATAAACATATTCAGGAACCACTCCTATAATTGCATTATTGCCAAAATCGTTGAACACATAATCAACTTCCCAGCCGTGAGCAGGATGGGTATAATCAACTGCAAACTTCAAATACCAGGGACTACCCCCTGCATTCTCTAAATTCAAATCTATTATATAAGTGTATCCAGAACCCGCTGAAGGATTGGCATTATCTTCAGAGAGAACGAAATAAGTATAATCCTCATCAACATATAATTTGATTTCCCTCATTCGCATTGGCATAGTTCTAAATCTTATACTGTCTCCAGTAGTGCTATGGAATTGTTCCCTGTCTGTCCATTGATTCTGTCCAATCACTCTATCCCCTGATTGATAGTGAAGGAAATCAGACTCACCGTTAAAATCTTTCATATACACCTGAGTTATTGCTCCAGTGGTGGGATTAATCGTATATTTATAAATTCTCAAATCATACACGGCGTCTTTATTCGCTAAATCGTAATCACTGCAATAGTAAATCGGGACATAAAAATTTTGGTTATTATAGTCTGGATAAATCAGATAGCCTAAATTATCAACCCCGACTCCTGTATGGTCCCAATCCCTGCTTTCAAAAGTAACCGTATCCTTCACAACGCCATCAGTGTCATAAGTCCTGATATAAAAATGTCCGGTATCGGAATAAGTAATTACTATAAATCCATTTACAAATTTACAATCCCATATTCCCTTGATACCTGATAATGAAATGTCATCACTGTCATCACTTTCAGTTTCGATTAAATCCCCTTCATCAACAGTCAGGGATAAACCCTCTTCCATTGCTATTTCCCTGAAGAGGTCTCTTATATTTATATGGGTCTGACCTAATTCAAGCCCATATCTTTTTCTTCCTTTTATCATACCAATAGAGGAATATCGAGGGTTATCTTCGATATAGATATTATTTCCTACCCAGTCATTAAAATGTTCATCATCACTTGTTTCAAAGTCATTTATGTCGATACTGTGCTGTCTTGTCCTATAATTGGTCTTAAAGTCCCTAAAGACACTTCCACTTACCTTACAACTCCCCAATGCAATAGCACCTTTTTGTGTATTATGTATATGCTGGATTTCTTTTTTTGACAATACATCATCCCAGAATCCAATCTCATCAATATATCCGTCAAAATAATTTCCATTATATCTTTTCCCGATATATAGGGCTATATTATCATATCCCGCATATCCATTGTTACCTGTTACATCCAATACCCCATTTACCCAAATCTCTCCAGTAGTCCCTGTTTGAGTAACAACAATATGATACCATTGGCTACCTGTCCAAGAATCTTGAACCGTCTGGATATTTCCGTGATTAGTTGCAAATCTCATTTTGCCATTATCGGCAGTATTAAATTGTAAGGCAAAACCATCTGTTCCATCATCTTTTGAAATAATATTCATTATGCCTGAACTTCCACTATCCCAGGTTTCTTTTAATTTGAACCATAAAGAAATTGAAAAAATATCTTTATTCGGGAATCCTATTATTGTTACATATTCCAAATTATCACTATCGAATTTATAACAACCATTAATTTTACCCCCTATACTATAAGAAGCATCGACAATAGTTCCGTCATAGCCTCCATACAAATCGGGAAAGCTCCCATCAGTATCACATTTCCAATAAGATATTAAATTTCCGAGAATAATCCCCCTTATTGGCAGAGGGTCTCTTTTATCTAAATTATAAAATATGAAATCGATTAAAGTTATAGATACTTTTTTATCCGCAAGAAGTTCAATCCCATCGGGAGGCGCCTGATATAGAAAATAATGTTCATTCCCACCTGTTCCCAATGTTAGCTTGTATTTCCCAGCTCCATAAATAGCAGACTCATCAAGGACAATATTTAACACCATTTGAGAACCCTGTAGTCTATTGTCCATCGAATACTTGAATTTAGTCATTTCAATAATATAATCGGTTATATCTACCCAGTGATCCGTGTCATAATATTTAAGTGTCCAGGTCATTTATAACTCCCAAGTGCTAATGCTTTCGATATTAAGGTTTTGCATTGCACTTTCTTCTAAAAATCTTCTTCCGTATAGGGGTTTACTTAAAGTCTGAGCCTCTTTAATTTGCCCAATAGTAATAGCCTGTTGTGAATATGCGGGTTGTTGGACTGGTCCAGGTGCTGGCGCTCCCAAAAAACCTCCAGCAAAACCTGATACAATCCCACCGAATGGCGCTGGCAGATAACTCATAGCTGCAAATTGAGCAAGGGCAAGCAATATATCTTGTATTGCATCCCCCAAATTATAGGCTTTGTCTGCTGAATCACTAAAAACATCGGCTAATACATTACCCATTATTTGACCAGCTTCTGTAGCTAATTGCATATTAGCGGTTTGTTGTTTTATTTGTTCATTAACTTTTTTAGCGTCTTGATAGGAATTTATCCAATCTTCTGCTGATTCTGCTGCTAAATCTTGAGATAAAGTTAAATCTTTTAATAAATCGCTTTGTGTTTTTATTTCTGGATTTATTTCCATCAGGTCAAGTATAATAGCTTCATTTGCAGTATGTAATTGCTCTGTTATTTCCACCCAATAATCAAATGGAGGTGCAACTTTTTCAACTGCTTCTTTAGTCTCTTTTATCTTCTTAATCTCTTTATCCGTTGGAGCATATTTAATATCCTTACCCGCTGCCTTCAATTTATCGTATTGTCCTTGTAATGTTTCTATGGAGCTTTGGAGTTCATCTATTTTTATCTTATTCATACCCAATCTATCTGTCTGTGATTCTAATGCATCTCTCTCTTCCTTTAACCCAGCTATTCTTTCCTTCAAGAATATTAGCATTGTTGGAGCATTAATCCCTTTTTGAGCCTCATCGAGTTTGATAAAGGCGTTTGTAACCTCATCGATTCTACCAATCGTTTTATCAAACCCCTCGATGATTGGTTTTAATGCGTCTGCAATACTCAGCAAAGCGGGAATAAATGCGTCTCCAATTGCTTCCTTCAGGTCTCCCATTGCGTTACCAAATTGAGTCAAACCTCCTTGTTTGGTCTCAGCCAATGTCTTAGCTTGCCCTTTGAAGTTATCGTCTAAAGATTTTACAATTCCACCGAACCTATCGGATTCTATTGCAGCCTTATCTACCACAACACCATATCTTGACAATTGCCCGACTTGTCCAATCAATGCCTTACCAAACAACTTTGCACTTTCAACAAGTTTAACTTCCCTTCCCTCCATCATTGAGATTGCAGCCGACATATCCATTAACCTTGGAATTGCTATTCTCATCTGGTCGGCATTCAATCGGAAAGTCCCAAGCATTGCCATTGCAGCTTGCGTTTGCTCATCTCCGAAGGTAGTTGTCTTTTGTAATTGTTCCGAATATTTAATGAGGGAATCAATCTCGTCATCGGTTGCCAGTTTTAGATTGGTCATAATCGAACGCAAGGACATGGTTGCAGTCTCTTGCTCAAGTGCCGCCTTAACACAGTCCTTTAATCCCTGTTGGAATTTATACAATATGGCAACCGTGAAGGCCCCAGCAATCATTCTTTTTAGATTACTAAAACCAGAATTCATTCGCTGAGTTTGCGCCTCGACATTCTTAGATGCACCCTTAAAATCAGAATCTACTTGCTTGAGCTTAGCCTTTACGTCTTTTATATCGGCTCTTATTTCTAACAGGATATTATCACCGGGCATTAGGTTTCCTCTTTATTATCTTTGCCTGTATATTTATCCATTCCTCCCAAAGCTCCACTCTTGAGTTTAGAGCTTCTTTATATTCTTGGAAGCTGCTCGAAGTTCTTGCAATGATTTCTTTGATTTTGGCAGGGTGGAAGTATTGGCGAATATCCACTCCAAGGGCTTCCAAATGGTAAAAAAATCCTGTAATATCTGCTTGCTTTCTTTGGGATTGCTTTTCATTAGAAGTTCGACATCACCTTCACATATTATTCCTAAAAGATGCTTCAACCCACTGCCTGCCAACACAGATGGAATACTATATGTCTGTATTATCTCTCCAATCTCACACATCATTTCCAGAGTGGGTTCTTTGAGTTTGATTTTACCGTCTAAATATTCCTTCATTATATAACCGTTATTTCAAGATCTATATCAAGACTGGTTATGACAAATGACATTAAATACCGGAGATAACCGCCCTCTTCTACTCTCGTGTAACTCTCGATGATTACTCCAATGGTGATTACAGGATTTTTGTCATCTGCGCCTACACCAGCTGGGATAGCCTCATAAGTAATCGTAGCTGGAGTTCCATTCTCAACCAAAGCCTCTAAGGTTGCAGCGTTAGCTGTCTCAACGAGTGTGTCAAGCGTTCCCCTTGCATTTGCACTTGCTACTTCAATCCTATAAATCCCCTCGACACCACTTGCGTCTCTAATAGCTGTGAGTGTGTTTCCATCGGTGAATTCTACAAAGGAAGAGTGATAATTAGCCCCCAATGTCAATGTGCTTCCCTTCACTACATACATAGTTCCAGATTTGTATGCTGTTACTTCTGGGCAGGAAACTGCACTACCGCTGACATAAAGCCCTGTGAATTCAAAATGAACCATAGCCTCTAAGCCTGCTTCCAATCTAAAGGTTGCAGTCCCTCGGGCGCCGGATAACTTTTCAAGGATTCCATCATTATAGAAGTAGAAATACATCGAGCTGTTGGTTGCATTATACTCTTCGATTGTATCGAATTCATTTACTTCTGCTGTTTTTTCCTTATATGCGCAAGCGTCTAAGAGTTTTGTTATCTCTCCAGCAGTTGCATTGACAAGTGCTTTTGTAAGTGGCACATCAAAAGATAGTGTCTTGAGCTGTGCGCCTGGTAGTGTCTTATACCAGAATCCTCTATCCCCTCGAGGGATATTTTGAGGATTGTATTCTGGGGTTAAGGTGATGTTCCTCGCCTGGATAACATCATCAGCCACAACAGGAGTTGGATCCTCACCATAACTTGCTATTGGTTCTAACTTGCCTAATAATACATACCTTGCGAGTCTAAGTCCCATCTTTTCCCTCCTTTTTTGTTTTTATTTTATATGGTTTTACATAAGGTAAAAAGAAGACACATTCATCTATATTCATACTGATAATATCTCCTTTTTTTCGCCATTTGCCTCTAAACTTAAATTTATCGACATTAACTATATATCTTTTTTCACTCAATTTTACCTCCCTGACGATAAGCTATGATATTCAATATGAATCGTTATCTCGATTCCCATTTTTCCCTCAAGAGGCCCTTCACTGCCAAAGGCATAAGGAACTGTATCATAAGATGCGACATAACCTGGCATTGAATCTGTATCTCTTGTATAAATAGGAAATGCGTCCGCTTCGATTGCCTTGATAACTGCCGTGACAATTTCATCTATATCATTTGCATTATCTTCTCTAATAATTATTCCAACTGCTACATCAGCCTTGTGTGACATATGAGCTCCTTCAATTGGGATATGCTCGCTTACGGGTCCTATAAAAGCAATCGGAGTCCCAGATTTAGCAACTGCATCTTCTTCTGAAACAAATAAATCCGTAACAACTTCAGCAAATGCCATAGGGCTACTAATTGCGCTTATTTTTGTATTAAGCCATGCACGAATCTCTTTACCCCTTAACAATTTGTTCTCCTATTACTCTTTTAATTTTGAGTTTCATATCTTCATATGCGGGTCGGGCAAAAGGCCTTGACATTGGATGACCGCACTTAAAAACCCTTCCTTTTCGATGAGCATATTGGTCAATCGATTCCCATACCTTAGCATACCACGCCATTTGACCGATTGATAATTTCCCTATTACTCCGTATAAAACTTTTTGAGATTGGATATCTATTTGTTTCCAGAGTGTTCCCTTACCGAATTTATGACTCAGTCTGTGAGGATAAGGACCAGAGAGATACATTGCCTGAGCCCTTCCCTTTATTAGAGCCATAATGTAATTCATTGAATTAAGAAGATTAGATTCAATCCTCTCTTCCTTTTTCTTTATAACCCTATCGAAAAACTTAAACCGAGCAAAGAATTTCATATTATCTCCATGTTCTCTACTGGATTCTTGTATAGTTCTACAACCTCAAGGAATATTTTAAGCCAGGGGATGTCGTTATATGATGTTGCCTCTCCACGCTTGCCAAGTGAAGCCAGTCCGAACCTACCCTTTTGCTTCATCAAATCCATCACCTCAAAGATTACAGCCTTTTTGATATTTTCAGGAATAGTGGAATAACCCGCTGTATACTCAATTGAGACCGTCCCGGTAAATCTGCTGTCAAATTTGATAACCCCGTTTTTATACACTATGTAATCGTCAGAGTCTATATTCTGAGTGTAATCCCCTTCAGTTATATCTAAATCCACGATTGCAGTTACAGGGTATCGGCTTAATACAATCTCATTCCCATTGTTAACCTTAATCTTCTCAGTTAGAGTCGCTGAATCTATCGGATTATTTGACAATGTCTTAAAAGCATTCTCTACAAATTTTATCAATTCGTCAATTAAACCATCATGCTCTGTAGATGATGTTTCGAGTATTGTTTTTACATCTGTTTTAGTTATCCAAGCCAATTAAATCTCCTATATAAAGGGGGGGGATCGGTACCAATCCCCTTTTCTATTCCCTTTATTTTGTTTTTCTCACCAAAACACATGAGCGTCTAATCTCGTTATACACTTTCGTATTCACTACATAGACACCGTCTTTCTTCTCACCACCGTCAACAGTAAATTCTTGGTCTCTGCCAATAGAAGCTGAAGCAATCATCTTGACCTCAACCTTCTTCTTGTCTTCGGGTATCTTGTCAACTATCTTCTCGCTGTCCTTTTTTAGTTTCTTAATGCTCTTATCATTGAAAGGCATTATTACTCCTATGTTGCGGAAGTTTTGATGATAGTGAATAATTCGGGTTGAATAACATAGATGGCTATGTCGCCAACCGCTCTGAGCATGATTGCGTTCTCTGCAAATTTCACCGATGCATCAGATGCTACCTCAAATCCATCTTCCCCAAAGGCTACACCTTCACTCACACTACCAAAGATTATGAATGCGGTATCAGCTGCACTGGTAGCAGGAAGCGCTGAGGTGATATGAACAGGATAACCAAGCAGTTGTTTTGTGTTGTAATTAAAGAGAGGCATTCCTGCGGAAGTAACGCATCTCGTGTGAATTGTTCCCACTGTCTGGTTATTCGTTATCCAACCTGCACCAACAAGATGATTCGCATTAATCGCATGGATTGCATTAATGAGATAATCCCTGTTGATATTATTGAAGCTGGTTTCTCCAGGTGCAAAAATGACCGAATTGGTACCACTTGCCTGAGTAATACCCGTATATTTTGAAGAGCCTGATGCTGTCCCGGTAAATACTTCCTCATCAATGTGACGGGCATATTTCTTGATGAATCTCTGAGTGAAATAGTTGGTCAATTCTACCGCTGAATATTTCAAGGATTGTCTTGACATTACGAGCGTTCCAATCAAGGTTTCACGGTTGACTGGTTTTGCGTCTACAGTTGGAGCTGAATCAGAAGGTGCAGTATTCTCAGTTTGATATTCGAGAGTTACATCTGTTCCAAGCTTTGCCATATTGACAACTTCAGCAAGAGGTATTCGTGCCAAACCTGCCTCAAAAGCAGCACCATACATTGGGACAGTCTCATAGATGTGCTTAATCCATTCTTCGGGGATTATAGCAGCCATTGTAGTCGTGGTGATTGCCTTATTACCTGTTACAATCGAATCCAACTCTTTGGTAAGAGTTTTCCTTATCTTCTCTCCCATCTCAACTCTCCAGTCTGCTTTCGCAGGTGCAAAGTTGAGTGTCGAAACTTTATCTTTGAAGCCCTTAAAAAGAGGTCCAACTGTCTCAACAACCGTATTCTCAATCTCAGCTTTCATCTCTTTAGAGAGAGCGCTTTTCCCTTCGAGTATTTCCTTGATGTGCTTTTCATCAAGACCATACTCCGCAACGAGAGATTCATAGGCTATCTTTTCCTCCATCCCCTGGTCTGAAAGTTCCTTAAACTTTTTCTCTATAAGTTCTTTTATGGTCATATTAACCCTCCTATTCTACCTTCTGATATGATATACTAAACCAATAAGCTGCATCTGCACTATTACCCGTTAATCCAACGGTTATAATTCGAGCCCACTTAAAATAAGATGCGTTTGTAGGTAAGCTATCTATCTTCCAGGTTTCAGTTTTTAAACTATCTTGTATAACAGATGCAGTAAGCCAGGTGCTACCATCTATGGATGGCTCCCATGTAATTTTGACTTTTACGGCTCCAGCTGTGGAAAATGCCTTATAAACAAGTTTACAGTTTGCCTTTAAGTCTCCCGAACCGACATACTGTGCCAGTAAGGTATCAAGGTCAACTATTGTAGTATCTGCGGCAGTAGTAGCTACACTATCTGAAGATGCAATATCAACACTGCCGAAATAAGACGCGAGAGTCCCTGTTCTTGCGAATAGACATATTGCCACAACCATGAAAAATAAAACAAGTTTCCTCATCTATACCTCCGGTTTGGTTAGTTCTTCCATTCCAAACTTCAGGACATCACTAAGTTTGTCAGTAATGACCTTGGCAATTTCCTTTTCGGGTAGGTCTCCAGAGCTACTTTCGTTCCACTCCTGACCTTTCTTTCCCTTAATAATTGCCTTTATCTCAACTAATTCCGTCTTAATAGCATTTATCTCAGCCCATATCGAATTAGTCTCTTCCTTAATTAAATCTTTTTTGCCATCTTCTTCCTTTTCCCTGTCCGCTGCTCTTCTCTTTATTTCTGCAAGTGCAGCTTTTTTAATAACTGCTAAATCCTTACAGGTTAACCTGATATCTTCTTGTTTTAAATTGTCATCCCCAGGCTTTGCCCAACTCGATAACCCATAATCCGATGGCTTTTCTGGGAAGGTGCATTTTAAGGGACTTTTAGGTCCTTGTCTTGCTCCAATTGATTCTGTCTTTGGTAATGAGCAAGGAGGTTTCATTACAGCTGCAATCATCTCTGTCCTTCTCACTGTCCCCCGAATTGGACCTGATGCAGTTCCCGATAGTCCACCTCCTCCAATTTTAGAGAAATGACATCTCCAAGCTGCTGCATAATTCCCTTTGAATCCCTTGGAACTATGTGTTCCATATTTATTTTTGGGTGAACCAGCGAACTTCGTTGATGCAATTAGCATAGATTCTATGGATGTATCTGTATCCTTATCGTAAGGTTCTTCCGATACTGCTTCGGTTTCATACTCTTCATTATCCTCCTCACCTTCATATCCCCTAATCATATTCTTGAAATAATCCGACTCGACTGCTCCTTTCTGTGATACAAGTGCAGCAGGATTATCGGGAATGGTAACGGGGCCAAGTTCTAATATTTCATAATCGGTATATATTCTATTAACATCCTTAGCCTTAAAGCCTAACTCCTTTATCGAATCCTCATCATCAATAAACTCAAAGGGAACAAAGGTGTGCGAAAATGCCCTCAATGCCCTTTCTTTAATAAGTGTTTTATGGTCTTGTGCAAACGGTGTTGAAGCAAACCATGTCTTAGCCTTAAGACTATTGACTTCCTTTCCTTTCCAATTCGTCTTTCCCGGTTTAATCCATCTCGAACCCCCGATAGTAAATTCAGGTGCATATCTATGGCCAGAAAGCATAATTGGATTCTTTCGATAATTCGCTAATCTTGCACCAGAAACAAGTAAAACTTCTCTACTCCTATCGGGAATTTCCACAGTTACATCAACAATCGGTTCATCCTCATCTAACTCTTTCTTCTCTATAGAAATCAAACTATCGAAAACCATTGCCTTGTTTGCGGTATCTTCCCCATATCTCTTAACTGCATTTTTAAATTCAAGTTCTGGATCTATCCCAAGTTTAGGTCCACATTCCTTAAGATAATCTTTTAATAGTTTTGCCATTTATACCTCCAATGCCTCTTCTGGCACTTCAATGCAGAGGCAATTAATTACATTGCTGGCTGAGCCGTTCCTATCTCCTGGATACATTAAAGGCTCTCCACCGACAATAAAGGGTTCTTTGACTGGTTTGACTTGACCATGAGCAGCCACATGCGCCTCTCTCGATGCTTCCGTGAGAGCGGAAAACCAACTTCGCCACATTATACCTGATACATCAATAGTATCGTGAGATGTCTTATTCGCTGCTCCTCCCGTTTCGGTTCTTGAAATTGTCATTGCTCTATGTTTATTCATGTAATCAGGACTGAGAGGGTCATATTTCGCATTTACATATCTTGACATTTCATTCATTGTCATATCCTGTTCCATTCCCTCTGAAAGCAATTTCTTTAACTGTTTAATATCTGTTTCAGCAATTCCCTTCCATGTTTTTTCAAGATTGTTGATATACTGCTTTATATATTCTTCTATATTCATCCTGCTGACATCTCCACCTAATTCGGACATTTTCTGAGTAAATGCCTTCTCAATAGATTCTATAATGTATGGGTTGAACTGCTCTTTCATTTTATCGGTAAGAATGATATAAGAGAGTATAACCATATCCGATAGCGTAGGGTCATCAAATCCTTTAGGACTTAACTTCCTTAAATTCTTTGATACTTCTTTACCCACCCATGAGAAATACTTATCAACCTCTTTCGCAAATCTCTTCTCGACTGCATTCTGCCATTGATAGAAAGTTTTCCATGAGCGTATCCCGATTACTTTAGGTCTATAGACTTTTATATTAGGTGCGGACTTCTTCCCCTTCTTCTCCTGAATAGTTGCAACCGGCACTTCACCTAAACTTCTATACACATCATCACCACCATTATATGGGAACCATCCGTGGTTACCTCTGGACTGGTTAGGAGACATAACATTCATCTCAAGATACATTCTTTCTCTCTTCATCTCCATGGCGGGGTCTTTGGGCAGTTCCATTGCAAACTTAAATGAGATGGAAGGTTCTAAAATTAAATATTCTGTAATGGTCTCTGCAATATCCTCTGCAATGGGCAGTTGCTTATTTTCATAGAATGAAAGCCTTGCTTGATAAGCATTAGCATAAGTCGCCTTTTCAGGGTCGATTAAAACACGGGGGACTCCAAAGATTTTATATAAGCTCTTTTCTCCTGCCTCTTGAATACCTGTAAAATTAATCTCCGATGGAGAGAAAGCAAATCTGTGGATATTAGTTCCCTCTGGGACACCCGACGTTTTACCTGCATTTTTATATCCACTCCAATTCTCAATCCATAGGGAAACCATCCTCTGTGTTTGCTCTGGCGTCTTTCCCCATTCTAATACAATGGGAGGAACGCCAATGTTCTGGAGAAGAATATTGGCATAATCCGTAACATATTCATAATTATTGTACTGCCCAAGTGCAGCCTGAAATGGTCCAATCCCATAACCCTGCGGGTCTGCAAGGTTAGGATATTTTGAGTGAATAATCACATCCGGGACAAAATTCTTTAGCGCACTGTTTATATCGAGCTGATATCCGGCAATGGGGTTAGTATCTGTAACAATAATCTTCGTTTTATCAGGTGGGATAAAATACAGCTTCTCTGGTCTAAGGCTGTCTCCAAACTTAAGTAGATATGTGTTCCCAGTTGCCTCAAGAGAACAAACCCATAAATATATTAACTGTCTCCAGGTGCATTTCTCAAAAGGTTTCTTTAATAGTTGATAATATTTCTTCGCATACTTATTCTTCTCCGGGAGAGGTTCTCCATCCTGCTCTAAATACCATTTGACCTTTTGCATTGACTTTGCAGTAAAATCAATTGCCCTGTAAATATGATGATTTTTCCACTGTGCAACATAATCGGTTACCTTATCCTGTGATGTTAGCCCTCGCTTGGATGTGGTAATAACGTACGGAACACTCTCAGTCTCCGTTATTCTTAGTCTCTTCCTGAATACTTTTTCAAATATATTAGGCATTTATCCTCCGATTATTACAAAAGGTTCTACATTATTATGGGAGTGTGTGCAAATCCCATATCTAATTGCATCCATAGCATGGTTCATATATTCAACTGGTTTGTTGAGTATGTTCCCGTTCTTATCCTGCCTCATTTTATATTTATTGCGTTCTTTTTTTATGTTTTCAGACCCGCTAACAATGTGAATTATTTGCTCTTTTAAGAAGTCAATCCCATGCTTAACCGAATCGGGTCCCTTATCTGATGGCAAAGCATTTATCCCCATCTCATACAATTCTTGAATTGATTTAGGCTCTGCTGAATCCCAATACTGCGGGTCAAGAAGATTAACCTCTTTTAGTCCCTTGATTTTCTCCCCTAATGCAATGTTAGTCAGCCCAGTCTCGTAAATTAGTTCCTTAACCCAATATTCGTTCGCTTTGTGGTATATTTTAATAAACGCAGCGGGGTTAATACTGTATCCAAAATCCCCACCATAAAATATTTCATCAAATTTAATGTCGGGAAGATCGACTATATCCCAGTTATAAATTTTCTCTTTGGGAACAGCCCATTGACCATGCTTGTAAATTGAGATATAAACCTCATCTTCAAGACGGTCTAAGATTCTCCTATATGAATTTCTTATATCTGCAATGGGATTATCCGCAATTGTAGAGTGGTGGATGTATGAATCTTCCATCTTCCCCGGACCAGTCTTTATCTTATCATTTAAGAAGAATTTATTCTTGATCCATTCGGCTTCGCCCTCGTCGGGGTTATATGTCCCTATAATCTGCTCGTAATCTGATAATTGTTCTCTTAACGCTAAATCAACAATTCTAAAATCCTTAGAGGTAAACTCAGTCAACTCCTCCATGTGGATCCCGGTGATTCCCTTAATTGATTCAATCTTCTCGGGATCATCAAGCCCATCGAACTTGATAATATTTTTCTGCCTGTTTGAATTTCTAAATGAGATTGTCCTATCAAATTTTCTATAACTATATTTAACCTTCTGCTCATCTAACATTTTTTGCCAAACTTCAATAACCGAATCGTATGTAGTTGCCCTCACTTTCCTGAGGACAAGGAATTTATGATTGCCCTCTACCCAACAACGATATAACATCTTCCGGGCTACAAATTCACTCTTGCCCGAACCCTTTCCACCGACAAGATTTAAATATCTGTATTGATTAGTCAGTAAAGGCTTGAAGGTTGAGGGTATTGTCAGTCTTAATTCTTTAGCCATTGAAAATGCCAACAGGATTAAGATTATCCACATTATCCTTTCTCGTCTTGCTGATTCACTACAACTTCCTCTACCACAACCTTCTCGTGGTCATTAATATAACCTGAATGTTCAATGTCTTTTTTATCTCGTTGGTCAAGCCATTGCTTCCCTAACCAGATAAGCATTATATTACTTCCTTTCTTTGCCTTTTGCCATTGAAGACGCCTTAGCGCGACAAACCCCTTTTCCTTCTTTTGCGCATAATAATCCGCAAATTTCATCTTCTTGGATTTTTTCACTCTCCGCTCAATTGTATCCTCACTACATTCAAACCACGCAGCAATTTCAGAGAGAGTGCATTGCATTGCGCAAAGTTTGTCGAACTCCTTCCATTTAATCTTGATTGGTTTGGGTCCGCGTTTAGCCATAACCTAAAATAAATATACCTTCCTGAGTCCGAAAGCCCAAACAAGGCTCAAACAAGGCGGTAATAAGGCTCTTTTAAGGCGTTGTTATTGATTGTTAGTTACTTATGGGATAGATGATTTTCTTGATAGTTTTGACTGAAAGCTGATATTTGTCCGATAAAGTTTCAAGGATATTCTCGACATAGATATTACCGTTTTTATAATCTCTATACATCTCCTTAAAATCCCTCTTGATGTCTTTGTTGCGCTTAAGCGTTACTGGGTGGTGGCTCATTCTTCTTAAGTAGTTTATAGATTATCGGCTTCCTTGGGGGAAAAGCATAAATTCTATAAAATGCCCCTTGAAAAGCCAGCCAGGAATCATATAGCCTTGAATCCTTAGCCGCAAGCCAGCCTTCCTGTTCATTGAATCGTTCTATTTTTTCTATACACTTTCTAACTCTTCTTGATGGTATCATAACCCCTCCTCTATTTCGATACCCAATTCTTTCGCACTCTTCTTCATTTTATTCCTCCATTTAGCCCCTCTTTTAGCAATTTCCCTTAGACTAATTATCTGTCCCCTTGATAATTTTGATAAATTTAAACTTGTTCCTATATTTAACTCAATCAGGTCAAGAATTTCCCGCTCTGCATATTGGACATATTTTCTCTTGCGTTTGCCAATTTTACATTGTGTCGCTTGCATTCGGATATATCTTCCTCCGCCTTAAAGAGTTTAATCCTCAATATCCTCACCTCATTCACAAGATCTGCCCTTTTGGACGTTCCCAATAAGCCCCCAATAATTAATCCCACACAACTAAACAGAATAATCCATAATATGGTCATCGATCCTCCTTTGTTATCCAATTATATGAAAAAAGCATACCAAAATAAAATAAACCTAATACGGCTACAATAATACAACCTACCATTTGCCCTCCATTTCACACCAATGGGTCATAGACCATTTCATCTGGATTTCGTTCCCTTTCGTTGCCGATTCCCTTATGGACGCAATACCATTTTAGGAACGCCATTGGTACAACCATTAAGTCTATAAGTAATTTTATGAAAAGATTACCAATGTCTTTCATTTCCGATATCCCTCGATTGTATATTCCCTTAGAAAATCCTCATTAGTGAATTTCTCAACCTCAAGGTTGCGATTGTTAGATAATAAAAATAAGATTATGGCTGAAAGGATAAATAAAATTAACCTATATTTCATTGTTTTCTCATCTTATCGATTTTACTCGTGAAGCAAAGTTTGCTCATTTGATGTTTAGCCCCATGACAATAGACAGCCCCGAAATGATCCAGGATATTATTTTTCATTTCTAACCACCCATGTTCGTCCATATTGCAAAAATCCTTTACTTTGCCCAAATAATATTCAAATTCAACTCCATTACAACTTTGAAAACCATACACCCTAATCGTTTTCTTCATTGAGCCTTCTTATATAATTCAATAAATTCAGGCAACTCCATCACCACAAGCCAAGGCTTGCTGTCGCCACGAATAAATCCGTAACTGGCGTCTACAAGCATATCATAAAGAAGGCGGTTAATCTTCTTACGGATTTTAACTTCACCTTTTCTATTGTTAGGAAAAAGAATATCCCCTTTTAGCCACCATATTCCTCCCGAAAGTGGAATTCTTTTTACATTTATTCCAGATTTTTGCAATAAATTTACTATCTCTCTTTCCGCTCTATAACCCTTTACTTTAGATTTTTTACCCATAAATTAAAAGCCCCCGACCTGTTTCTTAGGAGATTTAGTCTCCCGAAAGGGAGGGATAAAGCCAGGGGCTCTTAAGGAGGTGTTATGCGAGGTCATTGTTGTTTGGTTTCCCTATTTTTCCCATATTTTTTCGTAATGCTCGTATCTTCTCAGGGTTAAATTCAGCTTCTTCTTCGTCAGCTGGGGGTTCCCAATATCCTGGGGTAAGGTTTTCCTGTGGCTGATCTGTTTTTATTTTAATTTCTAACTTATCAAATTGGCTTCTAAGTTTTTGGGTTGATAAAATGTTATTTTTCCAAAAATCATCTTCCTGGCACCATTCAATCACTTCCTTTATTTTTTCTATTTTCCTATTATCTCTTTCAACCATTAATCTAATATTATCTGCCCAATCTATATAATTTTTTTTCTCCTGCTTTTTTATTATCTTAAAATCAGGCTTCCTTTTTAAAATTAAATCTCCTAACTTTTTACTTAAAACAATATAAATTTCTTTACTTTTATTTACTTTACTTTCCTTTACTTTACTTTGTGACTTTATGTTTGTAGAAACATCAGCTTGTTTGAGTTTATGTTTGTAGAAAAGAGGTTTAGTTGGAGTTTCTACACGCCGATTCCTATAAACATCGGTAATATTGTCAACAAAGTTCTGACACCAGATTATCTTTTTATCCCATAAATTTTTATCAATTGCGTCTAATTCAACCAACAGATTTAACATTTCTACACATTTTTCTTCGCTGAGGTGAGTTTTTGCCTGTAGAAACCTCCAGTTACTCTTATTATTACAATCAATAAAATGCTTATCTGTTGACCCTAATAATTCTAATAATTTAAACCAAAAAGCATAACCATCATTCCCGTACTGTTGCTCCAATATAAAAATTGTTTTTTTATGGTTACAACTATGTGGAAAGTAATCTACTGTATTTTTAATTGGTCTTCCCATTATCCCTCCAAATATAAAAGCCCGGGTGGGGACTGTGTGGAGTTAGGACACAAAACCCGGGCTTCATAATTTCTCGTTAGCGTTTATGTGATATACAAAGTCGTTCAATAAACTTATCATTCCCATTGCGGCACTCCTGAGTTCAAATCTGTCGTGGTCCCCTATTTGATCGTATTCCGCTTTTTCCTTATACTCGCAAACAAGTTTACCGAAGCTAATTATCATATCGAGGATAATTTCTCCTGGAAGATTGTTGGCTGTATTTTTTATGTATAAAACATGCCAATTGCCACCTACAATGAACTTCAGTAAATCCAAGGCTTTGTCAGATTCACCTAATAATGTAAAACCATTAATGAGCTGTATAAAAGCATCGATAGACATTTGCAGGCGCCCACACCGATATTCGGAGAGGGTATTTGATTTAATGCTGGCAGCCCTTGCTATTTCCTCGTGGCTGTGTTCCGAGTTGTGTATTGATATAGTTAAAATTTCCGAAAACTCCAATTGCCCCCCTTTTTGTAGCTAAACTACAAAAACTTTTGTTAGATTTGTCCTTGAATTTCCGTAAAAAATCATTATACTTGGGGATATGAAAAACGGGAGGTTAGTATAGTCAATCATATTATAGACAATATAATGTATATTCCTAAAAAGTCAAGGGGCAAATGATGAAAAAGAGGAAATTATCCGATATTAAAATAGGTGAAAGAATAAGGATTGCAAGGAAATTAAAGGGGTTAACTCTCAAAGAAATGGGTGAGAAGTTAAATGTGCATTGGTCAACTGTTCAAGGATGGGAAAAGGGAAAGGGAATCCCATCAACAAAAATTAATAAAATTTGCAAAGTCTTAGAAATTTTACCAAGTAGGTTGTTCGAGGATAAATCGGAAACAATCCAATATTCTTATCTCTCTGAAATATCAGCAGGGACTCCAATCTTTGCCTCCGAAAACATTAAACGAATAATCAATATTAAAGAGATACTGCCGAAAGATCCTAATCTATTACTATTAAAGGTTATTGGTGATAGTATGATAGGTGAAGGGATTTATCCCGGGGACTATGTTTTAATCGAACCGTCAATTAACAATATAAATGAAAAGGGTATTTATGCAGTTGCAATATTCTCTCACGGTTGTGAGCATGCAGAAGCACTTTTAAAGAAAATACGGAAAACTGACAATAAGATTATATTATGTTCCTGTAACTTTAAATATTATCCCGAAATATACCATCAATCAGAGATCCAGATTATCGGTAAGGTTGTGCGAGTCATCAGAAAACTGTAATCACATATAAATTCTAATTAAACCCAAACATTGAATCAAATAATGGCTTCGCTATCGGGGCTTTCTTTTGTCTCCTATATCGTGTTATTTCATAAAAATATCATTTTACCCCTTGACAAATAAGGAAAATACCTTATATTGTCAATATGATAAGATTAATACCAGAATTATCCAAAACAAAAAATAGAAAACAGAAAGATATCCCGGGGGTTTTTACCTTAGCCGGTATTAATTTTATCGACCCGGGGTGTCTTTCATTGGAAGGCATAAAATGAAAACTAAACCCCAAACAAACACACAGCGAATTCTCAACAAAATAGATGGTGAAATTTTCACCACCAAAAATTGGGAAGCCCATATAAGTGCGCATAGTAATGATGGAGAGAAAAAATATACTACCCTCGATATTGAAAGGGAATTTTGGTATGGGGGGCGAATCCGATTAGAAGATGTGAAAGATTGGATAGCCACAAATATAACGGAGGAAGTGCTAAATGAATAATCTTGAATCAAAAGTTGTCTCCCTTGAACTTGCAGAGAGGATGGAGAAACTGGGGTGGGAACAATACGAATCATATTTTATTTGGCTTCGCAATATAAGAAACTTCCTCATAAGAAATAAATATAAGTATGATTGGAGAGTAGTTAATAGAGATTACAAATGCCATCAGGAAAATAATGAATGGTATGATGCCCCCCTCTTTTGTGAGATATGGAAGGAGTTGCCCGATGAGATTCAAGAACCCGAATCTGGAGATTATCTTACAAAGGCTTTATATGAAGATAATTCAATTGCATATACACAATCACCATCTATTCCGCCACCAATTTGCAAGATAACCCTTACAAATAAATCTGATTTTATCCAAGAAAATGCAGGCGAACTTTGGTGTTGGCTTAGAGAAAATGGATATATCAAGGAGGTCTAATGCCATTAATCGAGGATGAGTATTATGACAATATCTCGGCTTATTGGGCGCATCAAGGACTGAACAACGCCCTACAGGAACGGGAGGACAAGGACTGGGCTGAGCATGATAGGGAAAGTTATTGCTGTGAACTTTGTGGACGGGAAATTTCTAAAGAGAGTGATGTGTTTATGTATGGCAATGAGTGTCTGTGTCAAAATTGTTTCGAGGCGTTAGATATGGATGTGGAGGCATTATGATTGATGTAAAAAAACTCACCTCAAAAGATATTGGCAAATGGGTTATCTATAAAACTGGATTTTCTGCCGAGAGAGGGAAGATAAAATCTTGGAATGATAAATATATTTTTGTTGTCTATAAATGTAACAATGAATGGGATAGATTTCAGGATTTTACTGCCAGTGCCACAAACCCAAAAGACTTGAAATTCCAATGATAAAAATAATGGAGGCTTGAATGAAATATCATGGTAGAAATTTATTGAGTGGATATGCGCCCGATACTTTTCTGAAGCCCATAATGCTTGTTAGCACTGTTTTTTGTAAGCTGGGCCAAGAAAGAAGCACCGCAATTTGTTTTGGTGATACCCTTAACAGATTTCATCTTATGGGAAAAGTTTTTGTTGCAAAGGAATGTTATAAAAGAGCAGGTTGGGGAGACCCAAGGAAAGATGTAAGCAAATTTATTGTAATAAAGAAACATAAAACTTGGAAAGAGGCATATCAATATCATATAAAATTAATGGGAACAATGAATTGGGATTCCTATTTCGCACTATATACAAAATATTGTCCTCTGAAATTAAAGAAGATCCTAAATGTGGACTAAAATCCTCACCGTGGCTCAGGAATCATATCAAGATGATGACGGAAATATCATCTATTATCGGGGTTTCGATGGCACTGGTAGAAAGAATGGGTGGGAAACTATCCTTATCCCCGCAAGTGGATTGAGAAGGATTCTTTACGAGGGGAAATCCCAGAAGGTTGCAAAGAGGCGGATGGAGAAATTTATGCGGGAACATAAAGGGGGTAAATGATGGAAAAATTTTACAAAGTGTTTTTCTTGATAGTTATAGGTTTATTAGTAGTTGGTGGAGGCCTGTTTTGGTTCTTCATAAAACTAATGATGTCTATGAGTCCAACGGGATATTGAGGAGATAAATAATGAGGTGGACTAAAAAGGAGCGGGAAGCAATCGAGAAGCAAATAAAGGAATATGAGAGGAAGATTGAGAATACTCGATGTAAAAGGAGATGTGTTTTTTGCCTTGAGTTTAATTTGATTGGGCATCTTTATTGCGATAGTTGTCCTAATATCAAAATCAATTCGATATTAGATGTAAAAAAGAATAAAGATATTAACGGTGAGGATTTTAGTCCATATTTGGATTGTGTTAATAATGCATCTTATTTTCGAGAGCGATTTAATCTTGATACTCGAAGACAATTCAAAGGATTCGACCTCAATATGGAACGACTTAGATTTCGTCGCCGGATGTGGCAGGATTCCCTTGATTTAACCAAAAGGGAGTTCGTGAAAAAATATAAAAAGGAGGCTTAAATGTTTGAAATAAAATCACAGGAAATAGTCGAGATAGAGGCAGTCAATACCAGTTTTGTATTGCAAGCAGAAAAACAACAAGTAGCAAATCAAGCAGATGTCGATTTTGTGAACTTAATCTTGAAACACATATCGGAACAGATGAAAATGGTTGAGGAAAAACGCAAGACCTTTACAACACCGCTTAATCAATCTCTGAGGGAAATCAATAACACATTCAAGGAACTGACAAAACCCCTACAGACAGCTAAAACTATTCTGAGCGATAAAGTGATGTCCTGGCGCAGAGAGGAACAAGAGAAGATACGCATAGAACAGGAACGCATAGCGAAGGAAGAAGAGCGCAGGCGGAAGATTCAAGAGGCGCACAAGGAACAAGGCCACGAGGTAAGTGAGCCTGTTGTGATGTCCAGACCCGAACCTTTGAAGAAAAGGGATACCACGCAGACCCGCAAGGTGTGGAAGTTTAAGATAATTGATGTGATTAAGATCCCACGGGAATATCTAATGATAGATGAATCAAATATACGAGATGCAATTAGAAAAGGAATTAGAGAGATACCAGGCGTTAAGATATATCAAGAAGAAATAATGGTGATAAAATAAGGAGGCATAAGTGGCAAAAGTAAAAGAAGCCCCAAAAGTAGAAGAATCTAAAGAGTCTAAACAGGAAATTGTAGAAATAAAACAAGGTGAGGTAAAAGTTCCAATCCCAGCAATGCAATTGAAAGAAATGAAGGTAATATTGAAACAGGAGAGAGAGAAGCGGGCTTATCTTCTGCGTTTCATTCGTGATAATTTGACTCCTGGAATTGATTACGCTATGATACATCGTAAAAGGAGAAATGAAGATGGGAAATGGGTCTCTTGCAAATATAAAGATGAGACAGTATTGAGAGATAAAAAGGGTGCATTAATTTATCAATGTCCTGACTGCGGAGCAAAATATTCTCTCTGGAAACCAGGGGCGGAAAGTATCTGCGGTTATCTGCGAATAAGACCTCACTTTGAAATCGACCATAATACGATAGAAATTTTAGGTCTGGTTGGGAAAGGAGTTGCACATAAATGCACATTGATAGAAGAACAAAGTGGTGAAATTGTCAGTGAAGGTGGAGGCGCCAGAACCCTTGCACAAGACGATAACGACATAAATAAGTGTATCAAAATGTCAATGAAATCTTCTCATATTGATGCAACTTGTAGACTCAAAGGATTGTCCGAAATGTTTACACAAGATATTGAGGATATGATAGGAGAGATAGGAGACATTTTTGAAATCACCTGGAAGACAAAAGCGGGATACGATAAAGTCAGGGAACTCATCAATGACTCCCATATCAAAGCAAATCTTAAGGCAATTCTTATCAAGGGCATAAATGATGACAGCGAAGAAGATAAAATGATTGAGTGGATTCTGGGATTGCAACCTGAATTGGGGGAAATAGAAATGAGCGAAGAAAATAAAAAAGATATCCCGCAAGAGGAAGAAAATCCCCCGATGGCTGAAGATACAAAGG